TGGATGAAGCTCAATCTATTAAAAATACTGATATTGTGGAAGAGTTGTCCCTTCCACCCGTTAAAATCCATTGTTCTGTCCTTGCGGAGGATGCGATTAAAGCTGCAATCAAGGATTACAGGAATAAATATGTGTGAATGTGAAGAATGTATGTGTGATCCGTGTAACTGCGGGGAATAAAGTCTTAAAGGCTGTATTAAATGCGGTGAATGGAAGAAAAAGAGATAATAGAGCTTATACGAAAGCTACAAGTTGACCCTCTTCTTTACTTTGAAAACTGTTTAAAAATTCAAAATTTTGGGACAGGGGAACTTATACCGTTTAAGCTGAATGAGGTACAGACAATCATGCATTCTATGATGCAGAGACAGTTATCTGAACATAACCATGTCAGGATGATTGTCTTAAAGGCTCGTAGATTTGGCATTTCTACGTATGTACAGGGGCGGTACTTCCGACATGCCGCTATGAACCGTAATAAGGTGGTACAGATAACCACCCATAGTAAAGCAGCTACAGATGTAATGTTTGCTATGACACGTACAATGGAACAGAACCTTCCAAAAGAAATAAAACCACAACTTAAATATAGCGGTAGAAGAGACTTACATTGGGGTAGTGAGGATGGGGGTCTTAATTCCTCCTACTCTCTTTCAACTGTAGGGGGGCGTGAGGTACGTGGTAGTAAGATAGACTATTTACATTGTAGTGAGGTAGCATCTTGGTCAGGAGGCGGTGAGGACTATTTACTTGGGTTGCTTAATTGTGTGGTACAAAGTTTTGAGACAGAAGCGGTAATAGAATCTACCGCACAAGGTGTGGGTGGTGTATTCCATGACATGTACTGGGATGCAGCAGAAGGCAATTCTGGGTGGGAAAGTGTCTTTTTTCCGTGGTATATATATAGTTACTATAGTAGCCCATTTAAGTCAGAGGAAGAGAAGTCAATATTTAAGGATGAGTTAGGGCAGGATAAGCGGTACGGTGGTGAAGAGGAAACCGCCCTACTGGATATGTCCTGTCAGTATGATGTAGGGGATAAGGTTAAAGAGTTTAAGGTAACACTAGAGAATCTTAACTGGAGAAGACAATGTATAAAGACTCAATGTCAGAACGATCTCAGAAAATTTCATCAAGAGTTTCCTACAACAGCTAGGGAGTCTTTTGTTACCACAGGAAGAAGTGTCTTTAATACAGACATCCTCAGTAACCTTGTTTTAACATCAGAAAAACTACAAAGGGAGAGACCTTCAGAAGGATTCCATATACCAGTGCAAGCATGGAAAGAACGTGGTGGGGATGAAAAATATATAATAGAGGCTATGGATGATGGAGAATTACAGGTATGGCAGAGACCACAGCCCGGTAAGGAATATAGGATAGGTGGAGATATATCAGAGGGTATAGATGTAGGCAGAGACACAGACTGGAGTGTAGGTGTAGTTTTAGATGCATCTAATATGGATGAGGTAGCCACTATAAGGGTAAAGATTGATCCAGATTTATTTGCATGGCAGCTTGCAAGTTTAGGCAAATGGTATAATAATGCTAAATTGATTGTAGAAAGAAACAACCACGGGCTAGTAACATTAAAGTTTCTTTCAGATGTGCACCTATACCCAGATATATATTCGGAGAAAATACTAGACGAAAGGTCAAGTCGATCTGCTCGCAAATTAGGATTCCATACCACAGTAAAATCTAAACCCCTGATAATTGATTATTTAAAGGAATTAATCAGGGAAGATGAAATAAAAATCAGGAGTCCCAAAGTTCTAGATGAATTACAGACCTTTGTAAATTATCCAAACGGACGAATGGCAGCACAATCTGGTTCGCACGATGACTGTGTAATGGCCTTGGCTATTGCATGTTTTGGGTGTAAGATGTTTCCAGCAAGACCAGAATGGGAAAAGCATATAAATAGAAGACATTGGAAGCCTGAGTTAAAGTTTTACCAGCCGTCTCAATTATGAGCAATGTAATACAAGTTGATTTTAGAGAAAATGCTTTATCCGATGAGCAAAGGTTTATAGATGAGGTGCAGCCAGTACTACAAGATTTAGTGGATTGTGCACGTAATAACTTTGGGAATGTGATTGCGGTAGAAATACTTAGCGATGTAATGGGAGTCCTATATAAGTATACAAAAGAAGAAAACTATATACTTACTATGGAGAATGGTGATATTATAGACTTTACTTTAGAAAATGAGTAGTATGAAGGCACTATTGATATTAACAATATTTATATCATCTTGTGCCAGTATTTATAGATTAGGTTATTGGGTTGATGACAAACCGCTTAAAGGAACAAGAGAAGCAACAAAATTTAACACGCATCCTTATTGGCAATGCGTAGAAACATTTCCACCACACACCAGCAAGGAGTGTTGAATGGCTGAATACGAAATGGAGGAGCCGGAAGCCCTTGAAGAGGCTGAGGTTGAGGTTAAGGTTGTACAAGCAGATGTAGATGATTTTGCTAAGGTAGTACAGGAAAAATTTGAAGAGGCAAAAGATTACCGCAGGGATCATGAACAACATTGGATAGAGGCTTACGATGCTTACAGAGGGAAGTATCCTTCAAAAATATCGAAGGCGCATGAGTTGGCAAGTGAAAGGGGTATCTTTGTCAATCAGACTCGGCGTAAAATTAATTCAGCGAAGATTAAGATTAACACACTATTATTTGAGGACGGGAAAGTACCATTCAGTATTACCCCCTCACGTAAACCGAGGTTCTACCCCCCAGATATACAAACACCACCGGACAGACCTGACATGCTTGAGGATGCGATTCTTGAACGGTCTAAACAGATGGAGTTTAAGATTCGTGACATACTGGAGAGAACAAACTATAACGAGGAAGTTCAACATACTATACACGAAATGTGTCTGTATGGGACGGGATGTACGAAGGGTGTTACCCTTGAGTATAAAAACTTCCCTGTCTATACTACGGTTACGACTCCAGACGACATGCTCGCAGTTGAATCATTCCTTGAACAAGAATTAATGCCCACGTGTAAATTTGTTAGTATATGGAATATATTTCCATCACCAGAGGCTATTAATGCAGAGGATGCAGACTATGTTATTCAAAGATCATTCCTTAGTAAGATACAACTCCGAAAACTCGCAAAGACAGCAGAAGGCTTTCTACCGGGTACACTTGAGAAAGTTATTGAAGAAGATATTGGTCTTGCCCACGGGTGGGACGACAGTGAACACCCTAAGAAGTATAACGAGACTTCATCCACAAGACTAAAGAAGTTTGAGGTTCTAGAGTTTTGGGGCCGTTTAGATGGTGAAGACTTGGAACCTCATCTACCAATTGAAGCAGAAGATATTCCAGATGTTCTACCTGTTATAATTACTGTTATAGGTGATAAGGTTGTTAAGATTGCAGAAAATCCTTTTGATGACACCTTACCATTCCATTTTTGTAACTGGCAGAAGAATCCAGAATCAATATGGGGAGACGGTATATACTATGCAATACGAGATGCACAGGCAATATTAAACTTTTCATATGCAATGATGATAGAGGGCAAGTCTTTATCAGCGGCCCCATTAACAGTTATTGACCCCAACGCATTTGAACCGGGTACAGACACAGAACAGATATATCCGGGTAAACAGTTCCGTGTAAAACCGGGAGCGTCTGTGCGAGATTCCTTTGCCTCAGTACAAATCCCAGATGTAACAAGTGGACTTCTTCAATTAATTCAACAACTTGAACGTGAAGCAGACCTAGATTCCGGTCAGACCAGCATAGGCTACGGCGACCAGTCACCAGCACAGACCAAAACTGCCACAGGGATGTCCATCCTTAACTCCAACGCAAATAGACAGACAGCAGATGTAGTACGGTCAGTATCGTCAATGATCACGAAGAACATAACTGCCGTATACAGGTGGTTGATGGTGGACTCTACAGATATGTCTATCAAGGGAGATTACGAAGCAGTATCAACAGGATACGAACAGTACGTTGCCAAGGAGGTACACAATACTCAGCTAATAAATTTCCTACAGGTAGTCGGTCAGATGCCAGAAATAAAGCAATACCTCAAGCAGGAAGCATTTACAAGACCATTACTACGTGCATTTAATATGGAACCAGATAAGGTTGTAAAGACAGAGGAAGAAGTAACACAGGAAATGCAAGCTCAACAGGATGCACAAAAGCAGCAAATGGAACAACAGGCTCAAGCAGCACAACAAGCTGCACAACAAGCTGCACAGCAACAGATGCAACAGATGCAACAACAAATTCAGCAACAAGCACAGGCTTCTATAGCAGTAGAAAAAAATAAGTCAGTATTAGAAGAGAAGCAGAATGTATCAGAAGATCAGCGTAAGTTAGAAATGCAGGAAAGATTGGAGTTAATTAAGCAAGGGAATGTTGTAGAAAAACCTCCTAACTTAGCTGAGGATAGTGTAATTTTACGTGAAGAAGAAATGATGCAGGAATCACGAAGAGCAAGGATGAGGTCTGAAGAAGCAAACCAACAACAACAAGAGGTACTTCAGGAACAAGTTCAACAAGCTCAAGAGCGAGAGGCACCAGCACAACAAGGTGGTCAGCCACAAGGTGGTCAGCCGCAAGGACGTATGCCGGAAGACCCAACACAAGCAGGGCCAGCACAAGAGAGACTACAGGGAGGCCCATCTGCACAACAGATTCAACAAAGGGAGTTTGCAGAAAATGCCCCGCAATGATATGTTAGGCATGTTATCCCAATCACCGGGATGGCAAATTTACAAAGAAATGATTGAAAAAAAGATACAAGATGCTTATGATATAATTAAATTGAAACAATTAGTTGACC